CTGAAAATCCCCTAAACATAGCGATTAATTGGGGGGTACCTATGGAAAAATATTTTTATTTTATTTTTTTTGCAAAATAATTTTTCTATCTTTATATATTTTATTATAGTTTAATAGCAATCCATATCAATAGCCATACAATACGAACTGACTGAAAATCCCCTAAACATAGCGATTAATTGGGGGGTACCTATGGAAAAATATTTTTATTTTATTTTTTTTGCAAAATAATTTTTCTATCTTTATATATTTTATTATAGTTTAATAGCAATCCATATCAATAGCCATAGCAATACGAACACTGGATTAATAGCCAATAGCAACAGCAACAATGCTATACGTGGACTGATGAACAACATAATAATAAATAATAATATAATCATTCGCTTCTCCCTTATCGTATAGAGCAGTAGGGAATCGAACCCTACACCACGTCAGTACACCATATTACTCTAACAGCTGTCTTATATAGTTGTGCCAAGGTACTGCGCAATAGCTTAGCACTTCGTCTATGGACTATACACCACTCATCAGGATAGCTGGACTCGAACCAACACTACATGTTCCCAAAACACGCATGCTACCATTAACACTATATCCTGTCACTATATGCCATAAGAACTATAACTTATAACATATAATAAATAAAGGAGAACTAGGACAACTGGAATCGAACCAGTACCAGATTGCGACTCTGACTACCACATACCAATTTGGCTATATCCTATAACAATGCCCTTATCTAATGCGCTGTATTTATACTTAAGCGGATAAGGTACTAATAACACGAACAGCAGGAATCGAACCCACGTTTACAGGTTTGGAATCTGTAGCATTACCACTATACTATGCTCGCAATATGCAAAGGGCTGTTAGTTTATTTACTCATTTAACCAAGGCATCCCCGTCACCTTACACCCTCTGCTTAGGCTGTTAACTCTATAACATTTAAGCACCGTCAATCAGCGCACCTATTATTTTAATTCAATATGTTTAATACACCAGCTACTACCAATAAGATAGATGTAAACACACTCAATGCAATAGCTAGATAATCATGGTGATAGTACCACTCTTTAAAGTTGGTAACTGAACCTACACCATATAAAATGCCTAGAATAACCAAGGCAATATTAATCACAATCATTTATTCTCCTGACTTTCTACATAGAGTAAGATACAGAACGCGTCAGCTTGGTCATCATTGATAGCATCATCAGGTACTATGTTATAGCTCTTGAGTATCTCAATGCTTTGTACTTTTCGCATTGCACTTTTACCTTTAATTAGATGATAGCCGCACCATTTAGAATTTGGTATATCAACATACCCAATGTTATGACGGTTACGCATGACTCCTAAGAATGAACCGTTAGCTCTAATCAATGAGATGTTACCCTTAGACTTGAACGTGATGATAGGTTCTTCAATATAAATAAAGTAGTCAAACAAGTTGTAATGCTCAATGACTTCTGTTATACCGTCAGCAATTAGTTTTGCACGTTCCAAAGGGTCTTTACTTTTACCACCTGCAATTGAACCAACTACATACTCATTTGTCAAAGGGTTACGAAACGCATAACCAGTATTAGAAGTGCTAAAGTCAATCGCTAATGCTTTGCTCATAAATCAGAACTCAATTCAATATAAAGTTCTTTGCTTAGTTCGCCAATATCAAATAAGTGTTTAACATAGTGTTCGTACTCAATCGGAGTCAATACTTCTTTTTGTGATAAAATATGCTCTTTATTCATTTCTTTATTCTCCCTTAAAAATTAAAGCTGTATCAAGATTAATCAAACCACATTCAACAGCGTTAAGTAAGAACTCGTTAAAGTCAACTTCTGACAATGTTTCTTGCTTGAATAATAGCTGTTCTTCTGTCATTTGCTTTCCTCTCTTAACTTGATATATATATTATAGCATACGCACTTTTTGGGATAGTGTTATCCTGTGTTATGTAAGCTATGCTTGACTTTGTAGGTATTTTGTGTTATACTCTTTATAGGAGGTAACTATGGCTAGAGATAAATATTTAATGTACTTACGACAGCAGGAATACAAGAAGCGTATTAAACTTAAAGTAGCTAATACAAGAGCTAGAATGAACAGAGAATACATGAATCAGCCAGAAGTAGATAAGGAAACATTAGAACTATGGAACAATCAGCCAGCAATACATTTTGATTTAGGAGAAAATAAATAAATTATATTAAAAAAAAGAAATTAGCCCCTTAGGGCTTTTGTTTTACGCTTAACCGCAATTTGACTAGAAGTGGCAGAATGTAAGTGCATTGAGTGTCTTGTTTGTAAAGTATGGTATCAGTAAGCGCAATTAGCTTATTGTTTGTAAGATTTCTAAAGGAATTCCGGAGTGTTTGATAATCTTTTTATATTGTACTGGAATTGTGAAATGTTTAAGAAAACAAGAAAAATAAAATGTACGGAAAAATAATTATTAGTGTACAAAATCAAAGGTTAATATATTCTACTACGTTTTTTTTGCACATTAAATAATAGCTAAAACCGAACAATAAATGTCAATAAATATGTAAAAGCATAAAAACAATAGTTATTTCCGAACAATATTATTATTCTTGACAAGTCTAAAATAAAAGTATATAATTAATTTATCATCAAGAAAGGAGGTAAAAACATGGCTAGACCTAAACAAGAATTTTGTTCTAATTGTAACGGAGAAAACCCAAAATGTAAATATAAAGAGACTGGTCGTAAATGTCGTGTTGGCAAAGCTAAAGGCAAAGCCAAAGGTAAGGCAATTTCAAAAGAAACAATAGAAAAAAGAGAAAAGAATGACCAACTTCTTGGAGACTTTCAAACAGATTACTTGAATTTTATGTATGATAGAGCATTTAAATACTCAATAAACAAAGAAACAAATAAAGTTGAGTATGAACAAAAGTTTCACACAGTTTATTCTTTTGAAAGATATTTAAACAACATTAATCAAAAATCACTGGCAAGCTGGGCTAGAAGAAAATATGGAGAAAATATGAAAAACTTTAACACAAAAACAGATAAAATGACATTTGACGAATGTGAAAAATTCATTTATAGAAAAACTTATGGAAAAAAAGATGACGCTATAAGAGAAAAATTAAATAACGAACAACCCAAAACAACGGATGAAATAGAAAAACTTCGTCTTAAGCAAGAACAAGTTTCTAAAGATATTACTAGAACTCAATCATTAGAAGAGGCGATCGAAACAGCTGATGAAATAGAACGCAAACTTAAAGAATGTGATTTAAAAAGCATGACAGACGAAGAAGCATTGAAAGAAATTGCTGACTTAGCTAATGAAATTGATTTATCTTGGTTCAAAAACAAATAACAGTAATTTATGATGATGAAAATGGAGAAAATAGATGAGTTATACAACAAAACACAAACCTTACAAACTAAAAAGCATTAAATGTAGTGGTTGTGGCTGGTCAATATCACACTGCATTAAATAGCACTTAAGGCTTGACTTTTTAAGTCTTTTTTGTTATTATATACTAAAGGAGAAATAAATGAAAATTTACTATGTGGCACTAACAACTAATAAAGACACAGTGGCTAAAAATTATAGCGGAAAACGATTGTCTCTTTATACAAAAAAACACGAAGCTATTAAGACTTGTGTTTTATTAAATTATCAATGGGAGCTATTTTTCGGAAATGAAGTAAAAGAAGAAAAACCATTCAAAGTTTATTGCGTAGAATCAGAGCCAATGGAGGTGACTAGTGACTAACATATTTGATAAAGTAAGCACAGCTAAAGAACTTAAAGAATCAGAAGACTTTTCAGGCGGTTTGCTTTGGAACGTACAAGACATTTTGCCTAAAGGTTCACTTGGCCTTATAACAGGTAGCGAGAAGAGTATGAAGTCATCACTAGCTCAAGACTTAGCACAAGCCATGGCACTTGGAGAACCGTTCGCTGGAAGAGAAACAACTAAGACTAACGTGTTATTTATTCAGAACGAGAATAGCAGACTCACAGAACATCAACGCTTGAAAGGTTCAAGAAGAGATAGTCCTGATAACTTATATTTCTTACACGGTGGAGCTTTTAAACTTGATACATGGAAATATGACAGCCAAGGGAAAAAGCACAATGTAGGGCTTAGAGAGCTATATAACTTCATACTAGAAAAAGACATCGGACTTGTTATATTAGACCCTCTAAAAGACTTGTTAGAAGATAATGATATAATCAACGCAAACCAACCAATGGCAGAAGTCCTAAGAGGAATTACAAACCTTAGAAACACTTTAGATATGAAGCACGACAAGTATGTGACGTTTATGATTGTAGCACATGCTAGAAAACAGTCCGGAGAACAATCTTTGACAGAGCGTGATTTTCGCATCATTCCAAGCCATATATTGGGAGCTACGACAATTCCATCTTGGTACGAGATAGCCTTTACTATGTCGCCAAAGATTAATAGTAAGACTAAAAACAGATATTCTATCATGAAAGTATTTGCTCGAAACTTTGCTTTCAATAATGAGATTCTTTGGGGATATGTTGGTTCAGCTTTTACATCGATTGAACAAGATAAAAAAGAACCAGATAGCGAACTAGTGGAAAAAGTAAAGGCTGAAACAGAAAATGAAGTTACAAAAAAAGAAAATGTTGCATTTTTAGAACTAGCAAAATTACAAGGAAAGGTTATTGAAATTGAATAAAAATTATAAAAAAATAGAAAATTTAATTGTTTTTGATGATGGAACTATTTACAGAGAATTCAAAAAGTTTTGTAGATTAGTAAAAGGTACAAGGCATCACAAAGGGTATTTAAATATAAGATGTCATGGAAAAATAATGAAAAAACATAGAGTTATAATGGAAGCATTCTACGGCAAAAGCGACCTAACAGTTGACCATATAGATGGGGATAAAGATAATAACTCATTGAAAAACCTTGAGTATGTAAGCAATGCAGAAAATATGCGTCGTTCTTTTAAAACAGGGTTACACAAAAATGGTATTAAGCAAATGACAGAAAAGCAAAAGAAAAAAGTATTATGGAACGGGAAAATATACGATAGTCAGCAAGAATTGAGCTTAAGTTTAGGTTTGTCTAAAGGAGCATGTACTATGGCTATAAAAAGAGGTTCAAAATTAAGTGGGTTTATTCCTATACAACTTACGAAAGAATCGGCACAGGCTTTCTTAGACTTAGCTAAAGAGCAAGGAAAGGTAACAGAAAATGAGTGATAAAAAATACGTTATTTATTACCATGAAAAATTAAATGAATACTTCTATGACTATTATTCAAGGTTTAACATGAATGAACAATATTCAAAACCTGTTTTATATAGTTATGACTTTGAATTAATAGAGAGAGCAAAAAATGAACTCAATGAACGACTACAAGAACAAAGCTATTAATTTACACGCTGAAGTGTATGGCTGGCTATATCGTGCATTAGATGAAATGGTAAAAGTGGAATGGCACAATGACGAGCTTTCCAAAGTATGGCTTGGTCGTGCTAATTTTCTAGTCAGACAGTCTAAAAAATTGCATACAGCTTGCGAAAATGATTATTCTAAACGTGCATTGATTAGAGCATTACAATTAAAAGCAGAAATAAATAAAAAAAATAACATCTAATGCTTTACAATAGTAAATAATTTTGATATAATAGTATATATAGAAATAAAGGAGAACTAATGATAACATCTTTTGAATCACTAGCTGAAAGGCGATTAATTACTCTCAATTATCATAAAAAAGATAGTCAGCAGTATATCAATAGCTTAAACTACTTTGAATATGCTCGAATATACTTCGAGAAAAACGGCTTTCCAGAAGATAATAGGCGAGTTTACCAAAGTGGCAAGCGAAAAGGTCAAAAGGTTGGCTGGACCGACAAAGAGGAAAAACAGCAAAAAGAAGACATCAGGAATTTTATATATGGAAAGCAACTACAAAAGTTTAAAAGCCAGAGAAAAAGCAAGTAAACATTATGCCAGAGGCGTCAGGAAGTTGTCTAAAGAGCTCGAAGAGATGAACGAGACAAAGTATAGGGCTGGGCCCAACGAGTGCTTATATGGCTTAATAAATGACTTGTGGGACTATTGGGAAGACGGATATATTTTACCAATGCTTAAGTATAATATCGAAATTACAAGACAAGGGAACGTATTTATCGTAGAAAGAGGAGAAAATGACCGAAGTTGAAACTTTTGTTAAAATTGAAGGCTTTAATAATTACGAAGTATCAAACCTAGGAAAAATCAGAAACACAAAAAGCGGAAGAATACGCAAACCTTTTCTTCAACCAAATGGATATTTAGGGTTTTGCTTATGCGAAAATAATAAACCGAAATTTCTATATTTACACAGAATTTTAGCGACCGCTTTTATAGACAACCCCGAAGAAAAGCCTCAAGTTAACCATATTGATGAAAATAAGTTAAATAATGATTTAAGTAATCTTGAGTGGTGTAGTGCCAGAGAAAACCTGACACACGGTACTAGAACAAAAAGGGCTGCTGAAAAACACTGTAAAAAAGTTGTTCAACTAGACTTAGATGACAATGTATTAAATGTGTTTAAATCAATGACACAAGCAGAACGAGAAACAGGAGTTTCACAAGGAAGTATAAGCCGTTGTTGCGACGGAGAAAGAAAAAGCGCAGGCGGATTTAAGTGGAGAAAAGAAAATGAGCGTATTTGAAAAGCTTAATGCAATTAATGTAAATAGTAAAGTCGAACAAAAAAAGACAGGAAAAACTTCACTAAGCTATCTTTCATGGTCTTGGGCTTGGGCTGAATTTAAAAAAGTTTGTCCTACTGCTACTTACGAGATTAAAAAATTTGATGACGGTAAAGGGAAACTAGTTCCATATCTATATGATAATTCTTTAGGCATTATGGTATTTACTTCTGTTACAGTTGATGATATCACACATGAAATGTGGTTACCGGTAATGGACGGAGCTAATAAGGCAATGAAGTTTGAATCTTATACTTATAAGACTAAGTTCGGAGAAAAAACAGTTGAACCAGCTTCAATGTTTGATGTAAACAAAACCATTATGCGTTGCTTAGTTAAAAATTTAGCTATGTTTGGACTTGGTTTATACATATATTCCGGTGAAGATTTGCCTGACTTAACAGAAGAGCAGAAAGAACTTGAAGCTGAAAAGCAACGACTTCGTGAGATCCAGCCACTTATCAAACGAGCTGAACAACTAGGATACCAAAATATTGACAGCTTGAAAAATAAGACTAAAAAAGAAATTACCGACATCATGACGATTTGGTTAGCACAGCAAGAAGCAGAAAAAGGAGAATAATTAAATGGCAATTATCACAGTTACAGCACAAGTAAACGAAAAAAATACACGTACAGTAAACACAGCAAAAGGCGATAAGAAAATTATTTCAGTTCCTTTGTTTGAAAAAGAAAAAGGGTCTAGCGTAAAAGTCGCGTATGGTTCGGCTTTCTTGCCTGACTTCATTCAATTAGGGGACATCGTAACAGTAAGCGGTCGTGTACAAGCTAAGGAATCAGGCGAATACGTAAATTACAACTTTGTTTTTCCTACTGTTGAAAAAGTATTTATCTCTAATGATAATAGCAATCAATCACAAGCTAAGAAAGACTTATTTGGAAAATCTGAACCGATTGAAGTCGATGAATCAGAACTTCCTTTCTAGAAAGTTGGTTTTATGTATACAGCAGAAGAGATAGAGAAAATTATCGACATCGTGGATAAGATGAGCTTACTAAAACAAGACTTTGACGGAGCTTTCACTTGGATAAAGGATAACGTATCAATGCCATTTGACTTTGACGAAGAACAACAATTTATATCAGACTTGAAACAGTTAGTTAAAATTAACGCTTTAAAGTTTGGCAAAATATATGAGGGAGTATTAAATTGACAACGCTAAGAGAATTACACAAAAAACTTAAAATTAAACAAACGCTTGATAACTACGTACGAAACACAAACAAAAAATACAAGTATAACTTTGGGGCTGATGAAATTCTTGGCGAGGGAATGGCTAAGCTAATCGAGCTTAATACACAGGGCAAACTTGGAAGACATGCACAGCAAATTGCTTATATTAACCATAATTTGAGCTTACAGCGACAAAAGGAGCAACTTGAACAAGCTAACGAACGACTTGCTAAACGTGCTGAAAAGGCCCAAAAATTGCTTGATACGGAACTTCTAAAAGATAGTTACATAGAAACACTCGAAATGTTTAGTAAATTCAATTCAGCAAAACAATATACTATGTGGGACGACCTAGAAACTCCAACTAAAGTGATTGAGTTCATGGAAAAGAACGGTGTGAAGCAAGGGAAATGGCTACGTCCTGAAGGAGTTGACGCTTGGTTCAAAGAACGAATCATTTGGTTCAAGAATAAATTGAAAGAAAAATAATATCATATAAGACTTTAGGCTGGACGGCTTAGAGTTTTTTTGATATAATAATTTAAACAAATGAAAGAGAGATAAATAAATGAGATACAAAAAAATAGATAATTTAATAGTCTTTGAAAACGGAAAAATTTATATAGAAATGAAAAACAAATGTAAATTAACTGGGTTAACAAAAACAAAAAATGGTTATTTAATGGTATACGTAAACGGGAAACGTATGTATGCTCATAGACTTGTTATGGAGGCTTTTCATGGTAAGTCTGATTTAACTGTTGACCATTTAAATATGAATAGACAAGATAACAGACTTGAAAACCTTGAATATGTAACTGCCGTAGAAAATATAAAACGCGCTCTTGATATTAAAGTAAAATGGAACGGAAAGGAATTTAGAAGCTTCAGCGATTTAGCTAAATACGTCAGAGTTTCACATCAATCAGTTTCACAAAATTATAGTAAAGGTTATAAACTAAAAGGGCATATAATAGAGGTTGTAAAGTGAATTTAATACAATGCGTAACCTGCGGGGCTTCAAATTTCACTAATGGTAAATGTGATTATTGTAGAAACCAGTATGAAACGGAAACTATTTTTGAAGAGCAAAAAGAACAAGAAACAACTTATACAGAACTTAGGTTCCAAGATACGCCAGCAGGTAAAACACTATTAAAAATTATGATTTATACTTTAGTTTCTATTGTTTGGTTTGCTGTAACTGTATTTATTCCGCCATTATTTATAATAACAATTATTTTATTAGTGGCCCATGGCGCTTTTCGCTTGACAATTAAAAGAAAATAGCTTATAATAGTATATAGAATAAAGGAGAAATAAATGAGTATTGAATCAGTAATTGATAAAGCTATTATAATAGCACTAGTCGGAATTGGATTATATGCGTTCTTTGTATTAGTTGACCTGATTAAAACGAAAGGAAGCAAATAGATGAGTAAATACTTTAATGACAAAAGATATTGCCATTGCTTCGATGTACCAACGAGTGATGGTTTAGGGGTTTGCAAAGATTGTAGGGGATATACAAATATCTGTTATAGTTGCGATCGCTGTTTGCACTGCTGGTTTACATCGCAGGTTGAACTGTTTACTGAATATGATGAACCTAAGCTGCTAGAACTTATAGAAAACTGGAATAAATTTTACCAAATTAGAAAGACAAAGAACAGTTAATATTTGACAAAGTAAAAGTAATTTGATAGAATAGAGTTATAAATAGAGGAGAACAAAATGAAAGATACAGTAAAAACTTTAATGATAGCTGCAGGTGTCGGCTTTACACTTATCGCTATCGCTTGGATAGGTATAATCGCAACGTTGCTTATTACATGGATTGGAGGAATTATCTAATGAACTTAAAAGAAAATCGGCACTATGCCAACGAATACGGTGTGGAACTTAACGAATACTTGAAACATAATTTTAACTACGAAGAGCTTGTGGGCTGGTATACAATGCAGGTATTGAAGTATCTAGTAAGAGCTGGCAAGAAAGAGGGTGAAAGCTACGATAAGGACCACAACAAAGCCTTAGACTATGCCAAAGAACTTGCTAACTTAAGTAACGAGAATGAGCTTACAGAGTACACTACTGACGATATTATGGGCTTTATACAAGAACTAGCTGATGATTTTGAACGCTGGGAAGGTAAATAAATGGAATATAAAAAAAATATATAATTTGATTGTTTTTGAGAATGGAACTATTTATAGAGAGCTTAAAACAAAGTGTAAACTATTTAAGCTTATTGCTGGAGGTAATGGATATTGTCAAATTACGGTAAATGGTAAAGTAATATCTGTACACCGTTTAATTATGGAAGCATTCCATGGTAAAAGTGATTTAACTGTTGACCATATAGACGGAAATAAGTTGAATAATTCTTTAGACAATTTGGAATATGCAACTTTGGGCGAAAATATAAAAAGAGCTTATTACAAAGGGTTGAAAGAAACGACCCTTTCATCATTAAGTAAACCAGTTCGTTTTAATAATAAGACATATAAAAGCGCAACTGAATTAAGCAAAAAATTAGGACGTTGTGAAAGCTATGTATCACAGAAGATAAAAAGAAATAAACCGATTAATGGTTTTAAAGTTGAATTTATTGAAGATATCTAAAGTTAATTCTTGACAAATATAAAGTAATTTGATATCATAGTTTTATAGAAAAGGAGGTTAAATAACGGAAATGCAAAAAGCTATAAAGGTAGTAGCTTATAACCCTACGACGGAAGAAGAACTACACTTTAGCTGTAAGGCTCAATGTGCTAAGTATTTCGGTCTTAAAGCTAATACAGTCATCAGGTGGCTTGACAACGGTATGCCTGTAATTGAACTGCTGACAGACCTAGATAGAAACCAAGTAGAAATTGAAAAACAAAGTAAGCTAAATGGCTTTGAATTATTTACGATAAATGAATGGAGTGTTTTTGATAATTAATTACGAAGACACAAAAATAGAAAGTTTTGGTGAAAAAATAAATGAAATTATTTAACAGAAGACCTAAGGATAAAATTAAAGTAGCAACAGCATTTACATTAAAAGGATTAACAAAACAAGTAATTCAATTAGAACAAAAAGGGTTTATTAAACAAGGAGAAATCCAAAGTGCTATGTTTGACGGAACGACTATGGCTTATAAGCAAGCAATGATTAAGAAAGCTAGTGAATAATATGTGTAAAAAACGCAAATACACAAAAATGGGTGCTTTATATTCAATAGTAAATGCCCAACATAATAAAAAGAAAGCTGGTAAGATACCAGTTAGAGCTTATTACTGTAAGTGGTGCAATTTATATCACTTATCAAGTCAGCAAAGACTAAATATAAAGACAGGAGTAATTGGATAATGAAAGATGAATTTACATACTACACAGTATCTTGGATATTGGAAAAAGAAATTAAATCACGTAAGTTTTATAATAAAAAAGAGGCTTTAAAATGGAATGAATTACTTCCAGAAGAACAAAGATATGAAGTTAAAAAGCATACAGAAATAATTGAGGTTATAGCATAATGACAAACGAAGAATTATATGAAAGAATCACTAGCAAGCTAGAAGAACAAGGTATCGCAATAAATCAGTTTGAGCTAAAAGTTAAAGCTGAAACAGGCAAATACCCTAACATAAGAATAACTAAATCACGCTTGAGCCTACCGAATACCGTAGCATTCCCTTATCTCACTATGTTTTTCAATGATGATGAAATGCACGAGCTTACACTTAAAAAAATTGACGATGTAGGTGATCACGGAGAAGCCTTTGACTTATTAGATGAGTTATTATATAGCTTAAAGCCAAGCAAAGAATACCTGTATAAGCAACGTTTGAAGCGTAGAATGCAAAGGGAGGCAATGAGATGATCTTACACAATTATACAAGTAAAATAAATAGGTCAAAATATCCACAGCAAACAGCTAGAAAGATTGCTAATGACTTGAACAAAAATGACCCTTTTAATAATTATCTAGTGAGCCTTGAGCTTGGCTCTAAAAGGTACATTATTGAAAAACTTGAAATTAGAGGCATGAATAGATGAAACATTTTTTTGTAGAAGAAGACGACAATGGCAAAGAGATTAAGCGAAAACTAACAACTTTTGTTAATGATGATTTAACACAGCTATCAGATGATGAACTAGAAACAATCTATTATGAATCATCAGCTCAATTTTTAGCCAAAGCAATGCACTTCATGAAGATTGAGAAAGAACTATTTTCAAGAAATAATGTAACTATAAGTGATGAAATTCTAATAAATGCTGGCAATAATATTATTGAAGCAATTAATCAAGTGAGCAATTAAGCAACAAAAAGGAGAATAAATTAATAAAACTAGATATAAAACAAATTATATTGTTCATGATAATGGCGAAGTATTTAAAATAACTAAAAATGGTCTAAAGAAAAAGCACTTTAGTTCAAATTATGGTTATTTGCAAACATCTATAAACGGAAGAATAGAGCTCGTCCATAGAATTATCACGTCAGCTTTTAAAGGAGAAAGTGAACTAACCGTCGACCACTTAAATGGAATCAAAACAGATAATAGGTTAGAAAATCTTGAATATGTAACTTTATCAGAAAATGTAAAAAGACAGCATAGAGACGGAAGAAACACAGGAATTCATGCAATGCATGAAAATCAAAAAAAAGAAAGTTTTGTGGAATGGAACGATTTATGACAGTGCAACCGAATTATCGTATTATCTAGGTTTAAAAAGGAATGCATGCTGTGAATCAATAAGGGCAGGCCGAAAATTAAAAGGTCACTATGCAAAATATATCTAAAAGAGGTGGAAATAATTTTTATATTAACAGATGATACAATAAGAAGTATAGCGTTGATTCAATTCGCTCATAAAAAGGCTGACAAGGGCTTTAATGATATTGTGGCACAATTATATGACCAAGAGTTTAAAACGCAAGAGAAAGCAAAATATGAGCATATAAGGCAAGCTAAGGAGAAAGCACTTGAAGAACAACGAGCCGAAGATGACCGAATAGCAAGAGAACAACTTGAAGCCGGAAGGGAGCAAGAAGTTAGTTTAGAAGTTATGCCAAATACAGCAACTAATGGCAACGTTGGAACGGATTGGTCTAGCGTAAGTTCTGAACAGGCTAGTGAATATTTAGCAAGTAAGACAGGAGTAAGTTCTAGTAAATGGCTTGATATTATTTACAAGGAATCTAGCGGTAACCCTTATGTTGAAAACCCTATTGGGTGCTGGGGACTATTACAGATTAATCAAAGCGTTCATGGTCAAGTATCTAATTTAAGTCCACAGGCTTATTTAGATAAAGCAGTAAGTATATACCAAGGTTCAGGTGGAACTGCATGGGCTACTTGGTAAAATATAAAATAGATAGCAAATTAAAAATCAAAAAATAGAAAGTAGGATATCTTCATTTACAAAAGAAAAACCACCAATTAAGGTGGTCTTTTTTAGTTTACTTTTCCATACTCTGCTTCAAATTCCTTTTGATACATAATAGTTTCTGGTAACTTAATCGCTCCAAATTTACCTTGGAAACCGCCAAGCATACGAGTTGTTTTAATATGTCGTGCTGATACTCCATTGCATACATACCAATTTTTAGTGTCTTTACAATTAATTAGAAACATTTCAATTTCTCCGCTTTCTGTTGTGTTATTGTTATCTGTGCTTACAGTTTGCCCTGTAAGGCGCTTATTTATTTCTGCGATAAAGTATGAGCGACAACTCTCTACCGTGCCACCGTGAGCTTCTACGGAACGTCTAGGGCAACTTGTGCTTGATAGTTCTTGATGTAGCTTCACGGTATCATGATTAGGAGTTAGTCCCCATTGTTTCATATACTTAGCTACGTCATCTAGTACCGCTTGTTCATTTCTCAAGAACTGGTTTAAATCGCCCTCTGATTGGCATACTTCCCAACTGGCATAATTTGCATTACCGTATGAGTTAGCACAATGCCATGCCATGTTAGAGAAGTCAGAAGCCTGCAATCTTCCGTCATTTCCAATATAAACATGAGCAAAGCCATTTTCAGGGTTATGATTAGGTAACCAGTTGTTGTAGAAGCCAGCGTTAGCACCATTTGAACCAGCGTCATTGTGAATTACAACCCCAGTAGGATTATGCCCACGTACACCAGCATTAGTTATATTCATTCTTTTTTATCCTCCGTTTGTTCTTCTTCCGCTTCAGGAACACTTACACCATTCTTTTTCATAAGTTTAACCAAACCGTCAAACATAGGGCTAATTTTTGCGATTAAGTAAATAAATTGTCCTACGAAGTACAACAAGCCTACGTTAATCACTGTTTTAGCGATATCAGAAGTTGAGGGTGTTTGTGTAAAGTAAAATACTGCATATAAAACCCATAGCGCGAAGACTACCGTCAAATCAATCACGAGTCTACGTTTGAAAGGTGGGTTCATCGCTTCTCTATCTTTGACCCACGTAGCGAAAAGAATCGCCAAAATTAAGATAGTTATTAAAATCATTCTAGTTACCATTTTGTTTTGCTTTCTATTTTGTTATTTAATAAAGTAGCTTGCGTTACCACGTGACGACAAAGGTTCACTACCAATATCTCCCCCCCACCAAGTAATACTACCATCTGGGTTTATGTCAATATGGAAAACGGCATTTGTTCCAACAAGATGACCAACAAGACTTTGAACAACAGCTGGACGAAATGGTTTATCTACCAACGTTCTAGACATCGTTTGTCCTTTTTTTATATTTGCCACACTACCAAGGAATCTAACAATTACTAAATCATCGTTCTTTTTAGTGAGTTGCAATTGCAAACCAGGAGCGGCTTGAACTGTCGACATTTCAGTTGGAACATCGATTGAACCTTTAAGTGATATATTATTTGCAGAAATACTATCTAAAGCACTAGTCTGAGCAGTCGGCGTAACGTTTGTTATTCCGCTTCCGCTTGTTGTAATCGTCTCAAAGCATACTTTAAGAACTCCACTTGCATTATTGATATCGGCTGAATTGGTAGTGTTACTTTGCTGTACTGTTATCGTTACAGGTTCAGTTGCGTTAGATAAATCAATCACGGCATGAATAAAATTAGTTGCTGCCGGGTGTAGTTGTATTGAATGGTCTCTAAGCTCAAAGTATCTACCACCTATAACTAAAGATGTATTTACATAAACTCTATTTAGAGCTGTATTCAAAGGTGCTGACCAATGTTTTAAACGCAAATCTTTATAATTAAGTCCTGTCAACATCATGTAAAGTTTTCCGTCTGCGTTAGCCGTTACCGGAAAATCATTGCCATTAGGACTGAAAAAAGTATATTTATTTATTGCCATTACTTGCTAGCAGCTCCTCCCTCTGTTCCCGCAACAATCCATTGCATGCTATCCCAAATTTCAACATTCTTTCCAACTGGTTCATGTGAACGAACAGCCCCCCCTGGGTCTACTGTAAAACGACAGCGTTGACCGTTTGCTGCAAATACGGTAAAGTTTTGAGTGTGTTCTGGTTTAAACGCATTGTCTGTAATCCAACCAACAATAGCACCACCTCCTGGAATCGAACCACTTGTAGGGGTACCCCCAAAGTTACAAGTTACCACGTTAGCGGACTTGTATAAAGTGAAAAACTTTAAAGCTGTGCCTGTGATTGTAGCGTAAGTAGTCGGTGTTTGAAATTGTTCTGAACGTTTCCCCTTCACAGCTTTTACTATCAATGTATTTTCAGCTATTACGTTTTTTGATGTTATTGCGTTTTCAGCTATTACGTTATTTGATGTTACGTTTTTTGATGTTACGTTTTTTGATGTTACTGATTCCGTAGCTGTGAAATATTTTGATGTTGTTACACCACTAACGGTTAAATTACCACTAATTGTAGTATTTTTTAATAACGTAGAGTTCTTTACCTCTAAGATACTTAAAACAGCTTTTCCAGAAGTATTTAAAGTATTTAAGTTAGTTGTCCCAGAAACATTTGAATTCACAACGTTAGCGGTATTTATGACTGCTTTTTTAATTGTAGCTATATCAAATATTCTGTTTTGAGCTATTTTTTCCGTACTAATAATAGAACCGCTATTTGTAACAATTTTTTCGACACATCGCTTATAAATACCTGATGAATTATTAATATCAATCGTATTGGAGTTATCCGTTGTTTCTGATGTGAATTTAACAGGATTTAAAGGCGTACTTAAATCAATCACGGCATGAATAAAATTAGTTGCTGCCGGGTGTAGTTGTACAAGTTCATTTTCAGCTTGGAAAAACCTACCAGCGACCACAAAACTCGTTTTGACAAATGTTTTAGTTAGCCCAGCTTGTGTAGTATTTGACCAATCAACACGGCTAAAAGTTGTATAATCTAAATTACCAAGAGCCATGTAAAGTTTTGCGTCAGCGTTAGCTGTTACTGGAAAATCGTTACCATTTGGACTAAAAAACGTATATTTTGTTATCGTCATTTTACATATCTTCCTTTTCTACAATTTGAGCAGTTTCAAATACTGGGAAATCTGTAATTGATAGCTCTATTAATTTAAATTTCTTGCCACTAATATTATATCCACCAACAGACACCTTTTGACCAATTTGATATTCTAAATCAGTATAAATATATGCTGTATTTGAATCGCAATAAGTAACAATTGCTGGAAGATTTTCTTTGTGTTCTAGTTTTAAAGGCACATCAGAGAAAGGTTGAACTCTCCAATAATCGCCTAATTTTACTGTATATTTCATTTATCCTCTATTCCCCTCCATAAAGGTAAGCCTATCAATTCCAGAACTTGTAAAGCACCTATCGGCGATATGACCATTATATTCTGTACCTTTGTACCACACTTTAACTAAGTCATTAACCTGTAAAGGGTATAAAGGATTGTTATTAAAGTAAATTTTTGACACTACGCTATCTGGCGCAATCTCTGATTTTATTTGAGAGTCAGTAGGAACTTCATCATAAAATAACGTCTTAATAATCCTTTGTTCTGGTAAGTCTAATCCAATTCCTGTGTAGTTGGACATCTTAACTAAATTACCTGAATTATTTATTGTATAGTCAATACTATTGGTTGGGTAGTGATCAGTATTAGGCACTTTTATAAATACCTTGGCATAGTTATAATTTGAGCGCTCCGCAACTACCACTTTCTCAATAGCAGGAGCGCTCTTATCGTTAATCATTGTTATTTTTTGTTGCCTTTTCCACTCGTCTGTCAATAACCCCTGCTGAAGTCCTGGTCTCTTTGTTCCCCATAAATTATGACTAAAAGTAATTGGCTCTAATTGAAGTCTCGAAAATAAATCTTTTGCGAGTTCTTTAATTTCAACGGTGTCAGCTTTCCTATTGAATTTTATAGTTAGGTTCGTTTCGTCCCAGTTAGCCATTTGTTCCCAGTACATTAGTTGTTTTCTGCCAGTGCCTGCAATTATAGTCCAAGCCTGCTGTGCTGTACCTGTGATTTGTTTTGTTGGAAAAGAGCTACCCTCTATCATATACCAAAAATAATTTTGTAAAGTTGCTTTATTCGTCTCATCAATAGTTGTGATAATATACCAGATAGAAAGTTTATTACTAATCTTAGTATTTGGAGAAACCGCAAGAGAATTATCCTCTATAGTAAGTAATTCTACTATATCCCCTACTTCCGCATTAGTTGTAAGTGTTGCCTTAGACGTGTATTCAAAACCTGTCTGGAAACACTCAAAATCAAGTAAAACTCCTCTTGCTTTAGGTATATCGTAACCACTAGGAACAACAATGCCAGAAGATACTTGCTCTTTTTTTTGCTCCATTACATTAGGGTTAAAATTATCATATAAATTATATTCTGCCAACATATTAAATAAAATCAACTTTCTTTTTGATTGACATTTGAACATCTTTTACATTAATAAGCGCCATTGTACCTTTTTCAAAGACTCTAGTTCTAAATCTTCCAAAATCTAAAGCCGGAAACTGATTAATTACATTGCTGCCAATTACTGCATTATAATATTCATCATTAATATCTGTATTAAATTGTATTGTTTGAGGTATTGATGACATTTTCAAAACTATAGCTGTATATTCATTGAAACTTTCGTCTAGAAACGATAATCCAAAATTCATGCTCGAATTAACTAAAGGTGTCATAATTGCTGTAAAACTGAAAATACCAGCGTCTATATTCCAACGGCTAAAACGAGTAATGTTATCTTCTCCAAAATAAGTGTAAGACGGAACAGGGGTATTTGTATAAGTATAGCCATTAATTGCTCGGTCAGCTCCGTTTATACTTCTCTTTTGACCATAAATTTTGCTGTTATTTTGAAGAAATTCTCCATTTTCTGCTGTAGTAAAAGTCAACTTCTCAAATGTATACCATTTTGTAATTGGTTCAAATGTTATAGTTTCGCTAAAAGTTCCGTTTTTACCGTAACCCTCTGTTTTTGTTTGTTCACTCAAAGCAATATCAGCATATACTGTGAAACTATCTGTAGTATATTCCAAAGTGACAAAGTTGACTGACATCACGGTCTGAATAAAGTTAGATAATAAATCATAATTTTCTTGTAGAGATTCCCCAAAAGTTTCAACTCCAAATGTAATGTTTGGCTGAACTATGTTACTGCTTCCCTTTACACCTATACCATTAGCTGACCATATATTGTTAGTAATCGTTACACCAAGATTTTTAGGGGCGTAAAATCGAAGTTTTCCATTAGTAACATCAAAAGTTATATTGCCTTCTCCGTCTAAATTTGTATGTATTTTATACTGTCTTACTGACATTACGCCCTCCCTTGGTCAAATTCTCGTCTGATTGCTCGTGCTAGTGTTGTTACCTCTTGATTGCCAGCATTAATCGTGAATGTGTTATAAACTCTATTATCGTTGCTTGCGCTATTTTTCGTCATCCCAGTTGTTTCTGACCCTCTCAAGTTGAAATCTGAAATTGATTGTACAGTTGAACCTTTAAATAGTTTGCCGGCAGTCTTAGAAACTCCATTAATTGCTCTACTAATTGTATCCAAAGTTCCTGAAATACCACCTAGAATACCGTCAACTAAATCCTTAACCCCTCCAAATGCGCCAGCAAAGAAGTCATGAACACCACTAAATGCACTTGTAATTGAATCCCATGCTCCTTTAGCAACATCTCCTAAAGCTCCAAGTGCATTACTTACTGCTTCCTTAGCTGAATCGAATGCATCGCCAAACCATGAACTAACTGAACTAAATGCGCCTGTTATTGCGTCCCAAGCGTCACTAGCAAAGCCACCTAAAGCACTAAATACACTTGATACAACACTTTTGACTTTATCAAATATTTCACTAAAGAATCCAGTTACAGCACCCCAAACTCCTTTAATAGTATTCCATACTGAACTAGCTACATTTGAAATACCTTGAAAAACTCGCCCCGCGAAAGAACCAATAGCTTGGAAAATAGGAGTAAAGAAGCTTTTGATAGCCGTCCATATTCCATTGATGAAGTTACCCATGACTTGCATAGCACCTTGAATTCCAGATATAACTACCTTAATAACACCTAAAATAGTATCCCATACGGTTTGTACAACTCCAATTAAACCATTCCATAAAGCTACAATACCTTGGACAAGCCCACGAATACCAGCTAGAATTAATTGAATAACCAAATTAATGATTGAGAAAATTAAATTCCATAAACTTTGATAAAATTGAATTAATGGGCTAAAAAAGTTCATGATAGATGTAACTACTGTACCCAAGAAAGTTTCAATAGCAGTCCAAACAGTTGTGACTACATTTGATATGTTAGTCCAAAGAGTTGTAAAGAACTCTACAACACTACCCCAAGCTGTACTAATACCGCCTGTAATGGTCGTCCATAAGTTAGTAAAGAATTCAATCATGCCATTCCAAGCGCCCTGAATACCTTGCACAATTCCGGTAAACCAATCAACTAAGCCTTGCCAAATAATTTTTGCTCCGTCAACTGCTCCGTTCCATATATCAGAGAACCATTGACCCATACCGCTAAAGAATGAAACTATACCGTCCCATGCAACCTTTAAGAAGTCTACAAAACTAGCCCAAGCCTTTTTACCTGTTTCGGTTTGAGTGAAGAAATAAACTAAACCAGCAACAATGGCAACGATAGCTATACCAAGAGCCACGAATGGATTTATAGCCATTATAGCATTGAAAGCACCTTGTATAGCTGTTCCAATTTTGACTATTTTATTATAAAGTTCAATCGCCTTAACAATTCCATTAATAACTTTCATAGCAACGAAAGCGCCAGCTAAAGCAACTAAAGTTCCTTTTAAGACTGACATAGCAGTTTCACTTTCACTAATTTTTTTCAGAAAATCAGCTATTTTTTTCGCAACTTCTGAAAATTTACCAGCAAATATAGCTATGCTCTTTGCTACGTTGTCTATACTTGTTGCGTTTTTCGCTGTTTCTGTATTTATTCCAAGAAATGAATTTATGACGTTCCCTATAATAGAAACTATGGAATCAAATGCGCTTTTTATGCTATCCCAAGCCTCTAAAAACGCTAAAGTGGTTCCATTTTCTTGCATTTTTTGAAACAAGTCTTGAAAATACTTAATAACATTTGTTATAGCTTTGCCAGCACTTTCGCCCCAACCTGCCATTTTACTAATCAAAGCACTAATGATAGGAGTTAAAGCGTCCAAAGTAGGTAACAAAGCAAGCGACAGAGTTTCATTAAAACTATCCCAAGCGTCGCTAATTGTTGTTACTCCACCACCACCTGCTTTACCGAGCTTTTGCATAGCTTCGTCTAGCATTCCAACAGATACTGCACCTGCTTCGCTAGCACCTGCGAAAGAACCATATTGTTTCAAAGCTGGGTTCATTTCCATAACGGTTGATTTAAGAGCTGAACCAAGAGCTGTGTTATTGTCTGTCAACTGATTGATGTTTTCGGATGTGACTTTACCACTTGCTGACATTTGACCGTAAGCCTGAACTACACCTTTTAATTGTTCGCCAGTACCACCAAACGCTTGGTTAGCTTTTACTAATGCTTCCGTTTTACTAACTGCTGATTTAGCAGTATCTCCTAAACCAATAAAGGTCGTTGAAAGTTTAATAGTATCTTCAGTATTTGCATTTGTATCTTTAGCAAGATTCTGCATAGATTTGCTTACATAATCAAACTCTTGCCCACTGCCTTTGAACTTCATTGTATTTTGCAATGAAATCATGGCTTTCTGGGTACCCGCTGCGTCAGATACCCAACCTCTTAAGCCATTACTAACGGCACTGACAGCACTTGAACCGATTTGCCTGAATGCACCAACAGCAATCTCTCTAAGACCGCTAAAGCGTGACTTCATGCCCTCAATTCCGCTATTAACGCCTTTAGTGTCCATTTTAGCGTCAATGTTCCAAGAGCCTGAACTAATAGCACCCTCGACTTGCTTTATTTCGCCCTCTAGCCTGTTAGCTTGTGTTTCTGCTGTACCTAAATCTCTAGTAAGCTGTAACCATTTCTTTTGACCTTCTGGGGAACTTTTGTCTACACTAGAAAGTTCTTGTTTTAATTTTGTTGCTTTGTCACGTGATAAGCCCAACTGCGTTTGCAAGTTCTTTTGCAATTGCGCCATTTTATCGGTATTTGTTGGGTCAAGTTTTAGAGCGTCTCTTAAGTTTTTAGCTTCTCCTCTAAGCCCTGACATTGCGGTATTAACGCCTTTAAGTGAGTTCTCGAACTTTGTGGTATTACCGTATATCTCGACCTCAAACGTTGCATTACTTGCCATTACATACCCTTTCTTTTACGCCTTTTCTCTTTTTCTTTTTCCTCTTTCTTCTTCTCTGCAATAAGTTCGATTAATTTATAAACAAGTTCTAATTCCATTTCCATGAACTGTGTTATATCAATTTCGTTATTGCCTAAAACAGTCAAAAGTTCTAAAGTTTTATTTTCCTTTACAGTATCTTGCTTTTTCTTAATCAATGAACTAGAAGAAAAGAAGACCATATCGTCTTCCGTTTCCTCTTTTTCTTTAATAAAAACAGTTTTACAGAAGATATTGATTAACTCATTAGTTGTAGGAAGCTCTGTTTTGTCGTCTAAGGCGTTTTGCAGTCCTCCGTTACAGTCTACCCAAAGTATCAATAACTTGTCTGTAAAGCTCTCCATTTGCTCTGTAAAGTCATCAGGAATATATCCAGCGACAAAAGAATTTTGTAGGTCTGCAAAGTCTTTCAAATCTGTAATAAAGTCCGAACCAGTTAGTTCTAAGTATCTAATTGCATGTTTTAAAATCATTCACAGCCCTCTCAGCTCATTAAATTTCTTTCTGCCATAGTTCGACCAGTTCTTTAAGTCCTTTACCGTCAGTGTCGAACGCAAAGCTAGAACGGAAGTCAGAGAAGTCGCTTTTTGCTTTTACAATGTTATCTTGAAAAAGAGCTAAGTATAAACCATATTGAACGAACTCCATTACATCAGTAATTTCTCCGTCTTCTTTTTTAAGTTCTGTATCCATTGCCTTTTGTTGTTGAAAAAGGTCTTTACCTGTAATCATTTTAAATTTACGTGCTGTACTCAATTGTTTTGCCATTTTATTTTATATTCCTTTACTTATTCTATTCTTTTCCAGCTATATCTTGCTGGGTCTGTACTTTGATTGCTGGAGTCATTATCAGTATATGTTCCGATGTAGCTTGGATAATCTTCGGCTGTTGCTTCGCTAGCTGCTGGCATGTATGTAGTGGCGATTGAACCTTGCTCTACTTTAGGGAATTTAAGGTTAATTTCACTTCCCATAACCTCTGAACGGATAAAGAATTGAACTTCTGGTGTGGTTATAGCGGTCGCACTATTTACAGTTAAAACATACTTAGTCCACGTGCCAGTGAGTGTTATTGTTAATTGTGTAGGGTTTGGATTTGTCCAATCATTATAAGCAATAATTGTATGTGTTCCTGTACCTTTAAGCCATACACTAAATGTATATTGACTGTTAGGTTTTACATCTACATTTGGAAAGCTGCGAGAAATAGAATTATCTCGTTTCAAGAAAGCTCTAAACCAGTCTGGACTTTGACTATCTTTTTTAAAATTCAGATAAGTATCTTGGCCTTCTTTGCGTATTGCGCTGTCAGGGGAAGTTATACTTGTAGTTGCTTCGGATGCTACAACGGCTTTATTTTTAAAATCTTTACTGTCAGTCAGTAAATTTAAATTCGGATATAAAGTTGTGAATCTTTCTCTTCCATCTTTGCTATATGCAAAGGCTACGTGGTTAGCCCCGTCGGGCACATCAGGGTTTATCAGTTACAGAAACCCCTACCGAAACATCTGCATAACCATCGGCAGAGAATGTAATGATATAAACGTTAGGAGCAAGTCCGTTATTTACTGCAACATTTCCTTTTACATCTTTAATTACTGCTGTTACTTTTACATCTTGACCTTTAGAGTTTTTCAAAGTAGCTGGTAAAAGAATCGTTCCGTCATTACGCCCTTTGGTTTTTGTTTGGACATTTGCAATAACTGGAGCAACTAATGTAACAGTACCAGCCAATTGCGTGTCAGGTTGCATGATGAACAAGCCGGCTTCCATTTTGTGTGCGAAGTCTTTTGCTTGGTCTCCCCAAATTTCATACTCAATAGCAGGAACTTTTTTATCGTCATTTAGATAAACGTCTGATTCAGTCGCTTGTACTGCCAAAGTCCATTGGATAGGGTCTACACCGTCAACTGAATCTGTTTCTGATTCTTTTGTAGCTTCTGCTGTTGGTCTCAAATTTGGATAAACGACTACACGGTAACCGTCAATAAACTCCCCTGTAACTTTATCACGCTTACGCCCTTTAATAAGGTATTGAACGCATTTCGTTTTCCAATTACCAGTAGGAGACCAACCCAAGCCATTTTCCGTTCTTTGTTGACCTAAAATGTCTTCTTTAAGCGCTTGGTCTGTTTGGATAAATACCATTTCGCCTTGAAGTAAGGTAGCACCTTTTTTTACTCCATGGTCTGGCACGTCATCAGCTGGATAGCTGTTAGTTTCCGCTTGGTCTTCCATTTCGCTAACTGATACTAAACCAGTTACAATTTTATGGTTAGTGAACTCTGGTTTTCCGTTACTTCCCTTGGCCATATCAGCTACGATTAGAGCTTCATTACCAAAGAAAATCTCACGTGAATTATAATCTAATTTCATTTTTTCTCTTTTCTATAATTTCATTGAATTAGCATAATTAGCGCCTTTTTTCAATGTTGATTTGACATCTTGCATACCTTTTTTCTCAACTAAGAAGTACATACCATGATAACCGCTGGTGTAACTAGCCCTAGTACCTGCATTAACTACTACTTTATCGCCTTTTTTAACTTGTTTTAAGTTACTTGACAATTGGCCTGTATTTTGATATCTAGCATAAGTATAGGTGTGACCGTGGCTTCTGATTAGTCTAGTCCTTCGGCTTGCGCTATTAGCCTTCGCTTTAAACTCTGCTTCAAACCAATCGCCCATGCGTTCTGTTACTTTAGTTTGCATTTCTTTAGCTATGCTTGCTGTATTAAGTAAATTCATTGCCATGCTTGACCACCTGCACCACAAGGCAAATAAACAGTACCAGTATAATTGTACAAATGGCTATTCTCTGACCAGTTCGTCATATTCCAACCGTTTTGTAAAACATTTCCGACTAGTCCGACAAGTTCATCGTCAACATCTTTAACAGATAAAACAACTTGATAATAGTAACCCATGACAAAGCTCGTATTATCCATTTTAAGCACCTTTGAGTCACTAAGTGACAAATATACCGTCTTGTCTTCTATCGTGTCCTTAACGCCTAAAATAACGTCATTTAGAGGCATTGTAAGTAAATTGTTGTACCAATCTATATAAGAATCGAATTCATTCATATCCCGTTACTCACGACTCCTTCTAAAATCATCTTGTTATTCTTAGGGTTTCTTTCCCATGTTGTACGCTTGAAAGTTTCGCCTTTTTCGCCTAAGAAATAGTTGAAAATCAAGTCTTCCATTTCTCCGATTCCGTTAAGCTCGTATCTTACGTTTTTACCTAGCCCAATCATAGAAAACTCATCAAGTCTTGTCTGACTAATTCTCTGTTTAACTGCTGGTAAAACGATAGGCTTTATAACATTAGCTTCTGCACCGTTCTTCTTCTTAACAGTCGTTTCTACCTGTAATGTAACTTGTGAGAATATCATTAAATACCTCCATAATACATCAACTCTTGCAAAGAAGCCAAACGTTTCATTTCAGCATTTCGCCATTGTTCTGCTGGTTCATCAACAATATTAAGCCGACAATAACAAGAGATAAAGTCTTTCACTAATACACTTGTTTCGTCAGCTTTAATACCATTTTTTTCTAGCAATTTAATAGCTATTGAACGGAATAAGATAAGTTTACTATCATAAGCTGTTACTAAAATCGGAATACCACAATAGACTTTAATATAATCTATCATTTACTTCCTCCATTTTATTCTTATGCTACTGTAATTACTGCACCAGCGTTATAAGTTTCAACGTGTCCGCTTGTTAGTGTTTCAACCAAAATCATGTTGCTGTTAGTTTTCCATTCAAAGGCATCAACTTTAGTAAGGTCTTGCATATCAATGTGATATTTTTGGTCTACCAATACAGTAGGTTTGAGTGCTTTTGAACCTGTATAGACAATAATTTCATCTACTCCAACTTCAGAAGCAATTTCAGTATCATCATTTTTAATACGAACATTAGCATTTGCAGTTGCTTGACGTAACTCATCTAACAAGGCTTTACGGTCTTCTGCTTTAACAATCAAATAGCGACGTCCAGCAGTAGGACGAACAAAGTCAACCGCTTCTTCAATAGCGTCAGCAAATGGAGTTTTGCCAGCTGATTTAGCTTTTGTAGTAATCTTTTTGATTTTTTTGACGTCTGCTTCTTTGTCAATTGATTTAAAACCGTTTGTTCCGTCTCCCTCAACAAGAGCAAGGTCAACGATTTTATTTACAATAGCTTGTGTAAGTTCAGCTACAATCAAGTTGTAAAGTTCAGAATAAGACATTTGAAGTCGTTTAACACGTTCAGCAAGTGATTGCAATTTATAAACCATTACAGGTTCAAGAGTGTCAATAGTGAGTGTAGCTGCCTGCTCTGTTTTTTGTTGTCCGTCTTTGTGAACTTGTGCTTCATTTGATGAATCAAAAGAGCGTGATACGAGCAAAGCACCAACATTTGTAACGTGGAAAACTTTGAATACTGGGTTAGTGTTTAACAAAGCTGTGTTGATTGACTCAACCAATTTGCGTGGAAGTTGGAAAGTTGTATCTGCGATAGTTACACCATTTTCAGCAAGTTTTGCGTTCCAAGCGTTTTTAATTTCTGATTTTCCAGAGTTCTTTTTCAATACATCAAAAAATTCTGTTACAGCGTTTTGTGATTCAATAAAGTTTTTCATTTTAGCTTTTCCTTTTGGTTTTTCTTCCTGTGCGTTAAGTTCATTCTCAATTTTGATAATTTCAATTGAATTTTCTGAAAGTGTTTTTTCTAATTCTTGTACTTTTGGCAAGTCTTCAATTGCGTTTTTTACTTCAAAGCCACTAATTTGAGATTTTAAAGATACATTATTTTCTTTAAGTTCTGCCAAGCGGTTTTGTTTTTCAATTAAATCAGGTTTATTCATATTTCTTTTTGATATCCTCAATTTCTTTAAAAGCGTTACGGCTTTCAATAATTTTGTTGCGTTCTTCTGTAAGTTCTTCGCCTAAGGCATTTTGGATAAATTTTGCGTTAGGGTCTGCTGGTACTGAAACAAGAGAAATCTCTTTAAACTGTGCTTTATTTACGACTAGAGCGTCATTTTCATTAAAAGTATAATCTGTGATGTAATAGGCAATTGATAGTGAATCAAACGCTCCATTTTCAACAGCCTTGTTAATGTTTGGTGCATTGTCATAAAGCGTAAAGTCAGTCAGGTATTTATTAGAAGCCAAATCATAGTAAACTTTTGCGTCTCCGATAACTTCACTTGAGCCTGAACCATGTTCATACAGCAATGGATATCGTTCTCTAGCGAACTCGATACAGTTAGGTGTCAAGACAATACCGTTAAGGTTCTCTACACCAACTTCTGAACCAATGCCTTGGAACGACTTAGAACCGTCCACGTTTTCGGTTACTTTAATTTCAGCACTATTGGTTATTAGTTTCATCTGTGCTTGTTACGTCCTTTCTACTGCCTTGTAAATCACTTAGATTTTTAACAGCAACTGCATTAAGGTTAGCTATGTAAATATCTCCACCCTCGATTGGTTGCTCGCCCATTTTAACAAGAAGTTGATTCTGTGTAAAAATAGGACCGTTAATATTTTCATGATACAAGTCAATTAATTCTTTCAAAGTTGCAAACTTGAATAGCTGGTTATCTACGATTATGCGTTCATAATATAAATTATCCTTAATTACTCGTCTGCGGTTTGTTGAAATCAGTTTATAAGTCAGTTCCTTTTCAAGTTGAATCAGTAAAGGAATGATAGTAGAGTTGTAAAAATAAATTTGTTGTTCTTGCGTAGCAGTACCAAGCAAAATATTTTCATTCATAAAGTAACCTGTCAAAAGTTCCGATTTAATAAGGTCAATTTCATCTTTATTTAAAACAGAATAATCTTTTTTAAGTTCTACAATTTCCGTCTTGTTATCAACTGGCGTCAAACCGTTGTAACTCGAACCCTCTTGCATATTCTTTATTGTTGTTAAGGCTTTTTCTCGATACTCTTGTGTATTATCAATGTCAAGAAAGGCATTAATTTTCAACAAGCCACGCAATTTACCTTGTTCCAGCTTAGTTTGAATGCTAGCCAGAGCATTATCTAAAATACTTGTGTCTTCATTGATATAAAAAGGACTGACAAGCCTTACTAATTCTTCAGGTTTATATTCTTTTTTATCGTTAGCAAAGAGTAGGTCTAATAGATCGCCCGTTTCACTGTCAAATATAGGGTACAAGTCAACATAGCGCGTGCACAGTAACTTTTTAATTACTTTCTGCCAAAACTCCATGCTATTATGTTCGCCCTTATAACTCCAATTGAGGACCTCATCTAAATCAGACCCTGCCATACTAATCAAAGTATCAGAGCCAACATCAGATTTTTTGTATTTAACATGATTAAATTCTACTTTTGTTATTTCATTAGCGATTTTATTATGAATGTTAGTCACAAAGGCACTCGTATATTCTACCGCTTCGTTTTGCCACGCTGTGACTCTTTGAGTATCATTGTTTAGTTTTCCACGTGAAAATGATACCACTTTTCCGAATAAGTTCAATTTTTCCCCTTTCTACCATAAACTAACGCCTTTCCCTCGTTTATACTCGCCTGTTTTCTTGTTATGGCAAGACTTACAAAGGAGTTGTAGGTTATCAGGGTTCAGCGCTATTTTCCAATCATCAAGATTTTCCCACGTTAGTTCAATAATATGGTCTACTTCGTATTTTTTAGCACCGAATGCGCCACATCTTACGCAAGTCATTTTGTCACGTTGTCTTACATAATCACGGACTGCCAACCATTCTTTTTTATTATACCAACCACTTTCTCGGACTGTGTCAACGTTATACTTCATCTGACACCGCCATTTCTAAAGCCATTGTCAAAGCAACAGTAGGGTCAATTTTATCTTTTTCAAGTTTTTTGGTATACATATAATCCCCACTTTGTCCGATTTTAACAGCAGTATTATTTAAAGCCCACTGCATGACTTTTTGGTTATGGATAAGTTTATTTTCCACTAACTTAGATTTTAATAACTTAATATAATCATTCATTGAGAAACCTTGTCGAATTGCTCTTTGGTTATCTCCGTCTTTATCAAAGAAGTAACGCTCAATCAGTCCTTTTAAAATTTCGTATCGTGCTGGGTCATATCCGATTTTTCTAAGTCTGCACCCTGTTTTGGTTCTAAAGTCATTAATATATGGTATTAAGTCATTAACATTAATGTATTCCGTATCAAGTAAGATTAGTTCTCCTCTGTCAACAAATTCAGTCCATAGTTCTTGTTGTTCTATGTCTAGTTGCTCATATTGCGAACGTACAGAGAATGTAAGTGTGTGACTGTAAGTTTTACCCTCTAACTCACAAACGAACGACACAGCGGTTAAATCGCCAATTAAGGATAGGTCAATTCCGACATAAGTTCTATTTTTATTAAATACAGATAAATTGAAGTCTGTTAGTTTTGTATCCTGTGGAGTGAAGTAGTAAGCTGTATCCTGCATAGGCAAGCCCATATTAAACGCTAAGAACTTATTCTGTAACGCTGGGTCTCCTTGCGCAAGTTCGTACTCTTCAATAACTCCTGACCACTTAGGGACGTTACCAATAAGTGGTAATGCCATAGTCCAATTCTTCTTATCTTTGACCTGCTCATGATTTTCTAGCATGTAAAGCAAGCCAAAAGACCTATCATTGTAAAATTCTTCTTCTGATTTGAAGCGTTCAACAAGTTTATCATAAAGCCCGTCGCGTTTAAGTCCTCCAGAAGTGATGTAAATACTTTGCCAGTTGTCTTGTTTTTGACGTGAACCTTTATTGACTGATTCTGTTATGTCTTCGCCATAGGTATGAACTTCATCAAAGATATTAAGGGAACTATTACCACCTTGCGCTCGTAAAGTATCATTTGTTTGCTTTTTGAAAGTAGTTTTAAAAGAAGTAAATTCTAGTCCTTGTTTTGTACTCTTGAAAATCTTGTTTTCGTTGTACACTCTTAAAGTATCACTTGCTTCCGTTTGATTCCGAACTTGGTCAAATACGTGTCTAGCCTGTGTGTTATCGTATGCAATAACTAAACTTTCTCCACCATATTGTCCGCCTAAAATCATCCAGTTAAGCACGCGCGTTGCCATTAAACTTGACTTACCAGAACCACGTCCCAAATTAAGGAAAATTTCATTGATTAAATTAACTTGAACGCCTTTTTCATCAACCATATCATAGCCAAGCATTAACTCATACCAATATTTTTGCGTAGGGTGTAGCTTGATTTTCATTAAATTACCAGTAGTAAGGTAAAAATTATCCTCTATCCACTCGATAGCCTGCGTAACTCTATCATAACGATAAATATATTTCTCATGAATTCTGATTTGCTTTTTAATAGTTTTACGCATATATTTGTTTAGCTCTATGCCATGTTCTTTATTATAAGCTAACATTTGATTCATGTAATACATTTTATCCCTCGAATTCTACATTCAATATACCTTTTTTTATTCTATTCTTAACAGTTTTTCTATTTAGTCCCATTTTTCTAGCTAATTCATTTATGCTATTAAATTTTAACCCTTTATAAACAAGTTTTTTACAACCATATATTTCTCCATTAAAATTATTTTTTAAATGGGCAGTTCCAACACGTTCAAATATTCTTCGTGTATTTTCAGCTTGCGTTACATACTCAAGATTAGATAAATTATTGTTTTGTACATTTCCGTCTATATGGTCAACAGTTAAATCAGACTTACCATGAAAAGCCTCCATTATAAATCTATGTAGCCAAGTATTTTTATTACAAATATAAATTTTATAATAACCATTCTTTTGTAAAGTTGGCTTCATCATTTTGTTTTTAGAAAGACTGTAAACATTACCGTCTTCATAAACTATATATTTATCTTTATAAGTTACACTTCTCATTCAAACCCCTCTGGTGCTTTAATTTCTGGAGTTTTATACTTACTTAGTTTATAGTCATCAAGTTCTTCGATTTTAGCTTTAAGGTCATTAGAGCTTGATTCTTCCTGTTGTAATCTCCGCCATTCAGTAGGGTTATAAAGTTCAGGGTTCCCAGCTTTAGCAACCATCATTGCTACCAAGCTATCTTTATCCAGTTCTTTTTCTTTAACCTTTACTTTTTCAACGTTTCCGTCAGCGTCATAGATTGTTTCTGTTTCCTTTAGCGTTCTGACTGTCAGTTTGCTCGCTAAGGCACTTTCAGCTAGTTCTAATAGATTTCCCCTAGCAATGCTTTTAGCTTCGTCATACGCCTTTATATTGTCATCTCGCCACTTTCTAAAAGTTTTAGCCGAACAATGCAAATTGGTGTAGATTTCTCTGTCATTACAACCTGATTCAATTTTATCAATGATTTGACTAAAAAGCGGTTCTTCATACATCTTAGGTAAAATTGTGGGTCTGCCACCGTTTTGTGTTTGCATATTGTCCTTTCTTTTAAATGTAGTTATATCGTTTAAAGCCTATATTCTCGTTTCTAAGAACAGCAATAACTTTTGCTTATAAGTTTACCCGCTTGGGTAACTCTGCTCTCACAAGCCAAAATATGAGCATATAGTCCTATAATTAAGATTTAGCAAGATTTAGCAAGATTTAGCAAGATTTAGCAAGCTAAAACTTTTCTTTTTGATTTTTTGGGAGATTTTTAAAGAGGAGTCCTTTGTG